GTACCTGCTGATACATCATAAACGCCAAACCACAGTTTTTTTGAGTCAGCATCAAAACAAATTACGTGAAAATCACCTGACCCATAAGTGAAACTTGCATTTCTTCCAGCGCCATTGTTCAAAACTGTATGAACAGAAGAACTGTCAAATGTCGTTTCCCAACCATTAGCATCCACATAAACGTAGTTATTGCGTGAGGCTAGTCCTGTCTCATTTACAATCCACGGATCACACTGACCACCGCCAGAGGTGTTAGGTTCTGCTGCCCATATCCACTTTCCGGTAGATGGTAGAGTTTTGAACGTAGCAACGGCGTTATTCCACACAGTCGCTGATGCTCCAGCTATATCTAAATTGCCATTTGATATGGTAGGTTTTGCACCCCAAACAGGTTCAATAGTATTGAGTGTGCAGAAGTTATTAGTCGGCGTATCTGGCATCTGATCCGCCGCAGTCAAGCCACTGCTGGTAAAGTTGTTCCCGTTGCCGCTGTCGTCCGCACCTAGATCAGCACTGTCAGCACCTGTGATGTAAAATCCGTTGGTGCCATAGGAGCCAGTGTACTTTACCGGCACCCACACACCGTCGGCGTTGTACTCGCCAAACGAGGTAGCATCCAAGGCGGTGCCATCAACAAAATTAATTTCGGCTCCATAACCATCATAGTAGTTAGTAGAGCCACCCTGTCGGAACAAACGATGCTCGGCAGCTATGTTGATTGTACCGTCTGTGTTTTGCGCTGCGGTAGAAGTGCGAGTAAAGTCAGTAACTTCCCCTCCGTTAACCCACAGCCGCTGACGGTCGTTGGCGGTTGCCTGAGTTACGTCATATTGCCATACAATGTGCATCCACGCACCCGGATCACGAAAAACCTGAGTGGTTGTCCAGTTGGAAGTACTGCCTCGCTCATTGTACAACTGCATCTTGTTGTCGGCATTAATACGCAGGTATGACTGATAGGTGCTAAAACAGCCAAACAACACCTGAGCGGTGTTTATATTTCCACGCTTAATCCATGTGGAAAATGTCCACGTCTTCCGATTACCGTCACTGGCTGGGGTGCGGTAGAGATAAGCAGAATCATTGTCGTTAAACCGGATCGACTGATCAATGGTGTACCCAGTAGATTGCCCAGCCGCACCCATGAGAAGATTATTACTAAATACCATTCTTATTAATCCTAACTATAAGCTTGTGTCATTACTGCTTGAATATTTTCAGCAGTATTATCAGAGGAAACCGATACAACTATATAATCTAATCTATCCATTGCATTATCATCTGTCGATAGTGTTGGTACTGTACCGCCGATAAATTTAAAACATGCATTGTAAGACATTGTTCCAGAGCCACCGTCTTGCATTAGTAGAATACTACCAACCTGTCCTACCCTTGCATTAGTAGGACGTGCCAGAGTATGTGCGGCAGTAACAGAGGTGAAGAAGTTCTGTGCTATACCGAAGTTAAGAGACACAGATGTTACACCATTAATAGCCGTAGTATGCACAGCAGCAGCCGCTGATTCAGTTAGCTGTAGCTGCCCCTCCAGTGACGTATTACCAGACACTCGCACAGTGCCAAGGAAGCCAGCATTACCAGCAGCAGTTACTGTGCTAAGAAGATTGGTTGCCCCACCAACGCTAAGAGTAGAAGCTAGAGAAACTGCACCACCAACAGTAACTGTACCACCAAGATTAGTGTTACCACTTACTGATACGTCATCTTTAAACGTACCAGCGCCTACGACTGTTACAGTGCTTGCCAGATTTGTAGCACCGCCTACCGAGAGAGTAGATGCAAGAGATACTGCCCCCGCCACAGTCACGGTAGAACCAAAGTTAGCTGCACCGCCTACTGATAGGGTAGAGGCTAGTGATACTGCGCCAGCAACTGTTACAGTTCCGCCAAGATTAGTATTACCACTTACAGAAACATTTGTTTTAAATGTAGCATTGCCAGAGACAGTCACTGTGCTATTAAATATAGCAGCACCAACAGCGGTTACAGTTCCACCAACATGCAGGTTTCCGCCAACTGTTGCATTGTTAACCGATATGTTTCCACTAATAGCTACGTTCGTAAGATTAGAACCATCTCCATGATATGCACTAGCGCAAACACGAGCATTGGTTGCTTGTAAATTTGTACCAGCAATAGTCACCGTACTTGCAAAGTTTGCCGCTCCACCTACACTTAGAGTTGATGCAAGACTTACTGCGCCAGCAACTGTAACTGTTCCTCCAAGATTAACATTGCCACTAACAGAAACGTCATTTTTAAATGTAGCAGCGCCAACGGCAGTTACTGTTCCACCTACATGTAGATTACCACCAACTGTTGCATTGTTAACAGAGATGTTTCCACTAATCCCTACATTTGTAAGATTAGAGCCGTCTCCATAATATGCACTTGCACATACTCTTGCATTCGTTGCCTGAATATTAGTACCGGCAATAGTTACCGTGCTTGCAAAGTTTGCTGCACCTCCAACAGATAGAGTAGAAGCCAGTGACACTGCTCCCGCTACTGTAACTGTATTTGCAAAGTTAGCTGCGCCACCTACACTAAGACTAGAAGCAAGGCTCACTGCACCACCAACTGTAACTGTACCACCTATATTTAAATTACCTGATACAGATACAGCATCTTTAAACGTGCCAGCGCCCACTACAGTAACAGTACTTCCTAGATTGGTTGCACCTCCAACACTAAGAGTTGAAGCCAGTGACACTGCTCCCGCTACTGTAACTGTTGAAGCAAAATTTGCTGCTCCACCTACACTAAGACTAGAGGCAAGACTTACTGCACCACCAACTGTAACAGTTCCTGTAAAGTTTGAATTGCCGCTTACAGAAACATTGCTTTTAAAGGTGGCTGCACCTACAACATTGAAAGGCCCACTAACTGATACACTACCACCAGCATGTATAAATCCTGATACAGAGATGTTTGTGGCAATACCAAGTTCAGCCTCCACATTTGTAAGATTAGAACCATCGCCATAGAAAAACGCAGCAGTTACATTATTAACTACATTTAGATTACCGCTTACAGACACATCGCTCGCAAACTTTGCAATACCACCTACGCAAACAGAAGAAGCAACATCCAAACGTCCGCTAACTGAAACATCATTATCAAACTCCGTCTTTGAAGTAAAGGTAGCTGCACCAGCCACTGCAAACGTACCACCAACTGATACATTATTTTTTAATATCGCTGCATTCTCTACTGTAACTGTAGACTTAAATGTTGCAGCACCTACAGCCGTTACCGTACTCTGAAGCTGTGCAGCACCTGATACAGTTACCGTAGAACCAAACTGTGCGGCTCCTCCAACTGATACGGTGCTTTGTAAATGTGTAGCGCCAGCTATTGTGGCAGTACCACCTACATAAAGATTACCACCTACCGTAGCATTGCTAACAGAAATATTACCACCAACAGAGGCGGTTACACCAGAAAGATTTGAACCATCTCCATAGAAAGCACTTGCACAAACTTTATCATCTACATGAAGATTTGCATCTAATGATACATTGCCAGTAACTCCCAAGGCTCCAGTAATCTGAACAGCATTGGTTGCTACCTTCAGTGCAGTGTTCGTTCCATCACCCGTCTGCACAGCTTTGAGTGAAGTATTAACGCCAGTATTACTGGTAGAAGAACTAACAAGTATTACCTGCTTATATGTATTTGATATTAGCTGTCCGGTTAAATCACTCATATTAGATTCCAATATTTATCTGTTGATCCCCAAGTACTTGAAGCCTCGCTCCATGTAATATTTCTACCGCCCGTATCTGGACGAGGATTGAGAATAGCTGGATTATCTCTTACATCAGGTACTTGATTTTGAGGGTGGTTCTTCAGATCAAACGCTCCTTCAAAGTCCTCTGGGCATACCAGCATCCCATAGCTATTCATTCTCATAGTGCGATGCGGATATACAAATCCACAGGTGTCGCACATAGCTAGTGCATTTTTATTACTAGCCACTAGATATACCTTAGTTTAGGACGAAGATACATAGAAGCTCGTTCACGATCTTCTTCCATAGCTCTCATAAGAAGCTCTTCATAGTTTGCCTTCAACATCATGATCCTATTTTCAGGAACAAGAGGGCGTTTCATTGCCATGTAATAAGCAAGACCGCAGGTCAAGCAAGGCAAAAATCTTTTTGGCAAGTCTGCATTTTGTATGGCAGATTTGTTTACATCTTGAAGTTCAGATATAATCTCCATCTTCAAAACGTCTGTAGAATTTTCAGGAATAGGCCACACAGATAGAGTGGGATTGTCCCGTCCTCTGCGAATAGAATACTGAGTAGGACGACCTGTCTGAGTTTTGTTAGGAATAAGAAGATATTCTTCAGGAGTTATACGCTCAAGCTGTATATCAGTATCATCCCTATTAAGAACAACTTCCAAAGCATCTACAGTAGAAGACGCAAGCGAGTATGCTGTAACACTTGCTGCTACAGTTACGCTGGAAACAGAAGTACTCCATAGAAGGACACCCCTATTCTGCCAATCTTTAAGCATAAGATTAATAGAACGACGTGCAGAAGCAGGTTCATGACCAAGAGTATCTTCACCCCCAATCATTTCTGTGGCTTCTTGTATAACCTCGTCTATATCAAGGTTAAAGTCATATGTACCTGAAACTGCCATTAACTAACCTCATAAGGATTTTTAATATACACCATAGAAAAGTTTGCAGAAATTAAGTTATTAGAGCCAGAAGATTCTGCCCGTATTTCTAAGTCTGTTTTTTCAGATACTGAAATCGGATAACGTAGAAGAAAATCTGCAACACCGCCTGAACCAAGGGTCTGTTTCATCATAACTCGAAACACACCACCCTGTGTACGTTGAACAATTTGAGCAGTAACGTACTGGTTAGAGTTAGTCGTACCAGTAGCAATGTTGACATGATCTAAAAATCCTGTGTACCCAGCAGGAACAGTCCACAGAGCCATCAGTGTCTGATTCTCACCAAGAGTAATACGAGCATATGTCGTCCCACCGTTGGTAATGTTCAGGTTGCCAGTAGGTGCTTGTGATCCGCTGACATAGGCACGAAAGACACGAAGAAATGTCTGTGTAGTTGTAGCTGTACCAGCACCAGCAAGAGTTACTTCCTGATTAACTTCGTTGTAATCTTCATCCAAACCAAATATTATTACCTTTACACCATTATCGTTTGCTGGTGTACCGGCATCTGTTGTTACAGTCATAGCAACGGCAGAACTAGGATAGGCGTAAACACCACCTACATCCCAGATAGTTTCTTCTGTACCATTTACGTCTGGATTAAATCCAAACTTGAAAACTGTTTTATGGTTTTCTACTTGATTACGAACAACTTGTAATTCAAATGGTTCAGTCTTACCA